AGTTTAAGTTTATAAGTCTCCCAGTATGCAGCTTCGGGAGGATTTGTTTTTAATTCATACTGCCATAGATCACCGTCTATATCTCTAAAAAACATCTCGCCTTTTATGTTTGCGCTAAACATTTTCAACCTCTTCTATAAGTTTCTCCAAGTACCATTTGGCTTTGTTTAAATCTTTTATGTTGTCCTTATATCTAAATCGCCATACATATTTTATCACATTGTTACGCAAGTATCCTTCAAACTCTTCCTTGGTTGAAGCCGATTGAATAGCATCAATACACTCTATGCTACCTTTATTGTAATGAAAGGGGCTATCAACATCATCACCATATCTATTCCCTAGATTCTTTAACTTCTGGTGTACTTCATCCCACTCAGCGGGGCTTGCATCATCTATACTCATGTCATCTCCTATTCACTTTCGATTGTTAAAGTATTGTCTTTACGATAATTTATGTCTACCCATTCATCTGGCAATGAGTCTTCACTATACCATACAAATCCATTTGCAGATGCCCATTCTCCATGACTTCTTTTAGTGCCATCCTTTCTTCTCTTAGCTTGTGGCATAGGAGCAGAAGGATTAGCAAATAGAAATACTAATTCTGTATTAGGCGGCAAAGCCTTCTTGATCCACACATACTTGCTGTATTCAGCAAAATCCCAGAACCTTCCTTTAGCTTCTAAAAGAATTATTTGATTGCCCATAATTCTAACAAAGTCAGGTTCATAAATATGCTCAATTATATAAGCTACTTCCTTTGTATGGTGATCCCATTCTTTTAAAAGTCCAGTATGTAAATCATGTTCCCAATTGGAATCATAACTAGGAGGAACATTCTTTTCTTTAGGTCTCTTAATCCTGGGTTTTCTATATCCTTTACGAACTCTTTTCTTCAATGTCCTTTAACCTCACTTTTTCAACGTCCATGTTTGTTTTCTTTACCAAAGCTTTTATCTTTTTGGTCATCCACTTAAAAGAATAAGCACTCAATCTTAATTGGTTATTAGCAAAGATATGTGTTTGCGTAGAAAGATATGTAAATATATTCTTCTCATTGATATGTTTTGATTGGTCTTCGGATACTAATGTTTTAAACCATTCAACCAAAAGAACTTTAGATTGTTTCCGAATTTTCTTGCAAGTCTTTAAATTCATGATCAACCTCCTGTACTTTAGGTTCGACAACGACTTTGGTTAAGAAAGAATAACCCTTAGAATACTTAAATATTCTTAATCCTTTCCCATCATTGACATCCTCATAACATTTAAATTTATAAGGACACCAAGCGCAGTTTTTATGTATCTTTTTATTTCCCTTACTCCCATCGCCAACAGTTGGGTAGCACAGAGATACTGGCGGCTTGTCCTTTTTAAGAGATTCATTGATGTCTTTTATCTTAGCCCTAATATTAGGCTTATCCAAATCTTCTGGTTGGTACAAACAAAGCTCACCGCTTTCTTTATTGATAACTAGAAGACCTCCGTTGTCAGTGCCTTCCGCTTCTTCATACCCCGCAAGTTGTCCTAGATAGCCAAAGGCATCGTCTTCTCTCAGTGTTCCATGTTTAAATTTATTGAATGCAAAGCCGGAGGCCGTTTTAATATCAACAACCTCCCCATCTATTATACAATCTATGTGTCCAGAAACACTATCTACTACTACTTCCTTTTGTTCTCCGGTTATATCATGTCCAGATAAAGAAACAAAAAGCTTAACTAGTTCCTCTAGCATATGCCCATAAAGAAATTTAATTTGCGTATGCGGCGCAGGTTTGGATTCTTTTGTTTCATATTTGTATCTGGAATCGTACCATAATCTCCTTAAGGGTTTGCCTACGTTAGACATCCTCAAAGAAAATTCTGAATCCCTTTTGGTAGGATTAGCCCAAGAGCGCATGACATCTTTCATAGCCTCACCAAAGTCTTCTATCTGTTCTTCAGATATGTCTAAAGCTTGGCCGTCTGATAAAGGCTCTATGGTTTTGTATATGTCTTCAATCAAGTTGTTCATCTTTATGCCCCACAAATTTTAATTTTCTGGTGTCTGCGTTATAGGTTAATATCCGCACACCCTTTTCTTTTTGCCTTGCCGTTCTACTGGTAGATGCGTCATTGGCATTCCATCTACTTTTTCTGGATGTTTTAACATCTATAAGAATAATTTTTTCTGTCTTCGGATGCCATGCTATCATGTCAACCATGCCCTGACTACCTGCATTTGGAAATACCTCATACCCCTGATCCCATAGCCAAGTAATAGCATAGTATTCTGACAAGTCTCCTACTCTACTGTCGGTAAGTTTAGTACGCTTCACTTTATTTTTCCTTTGTTGTTGGACGATATATAAAAAGTGGACATTGGGAGCTAGTACATCTTTCTACTTGCTCTCTCCAACTTCCATTACCAGGATCATAAATACATTCCTTACACATTTTATCTATAGCTTTAACTAATTTCTTTTCTAGTCTGCTTTTAATGTGTTTCACTCCAGTTATCCCCTATGTGATATTCACCATCTAAAGGGCATCTCATGTCGAATGAGCGCCCCGCATTTTTTATAGCCAATACACCAAGCTCACCTACTTTCTTGGAATCTTTCTTGGCTACTTCTATTTGCCATTCATCATGTATGTTAGCAACAAAGTGTGCGTCAAGTCCATGCTCTGTTATGTATTGATTCAACAGTTCTAATGCTTTCTTCATTACTATACTGCCGCCGCCCTGTAATAAAGCATTAAGGGCAGAGTGCGCTGACCGTATGTATATCTTTCTACCATCTAATCCTTTGATGTATCCCTTTGACGCTGCTCTTGTAACCCTATTTTTAAGAGTTCTAAGTGATGGGAGATTATCAAGGAAGCGTTGTTTAAGTCGCTGACCATCTTGTTTGCCTCCACCAACCACACTTCCAAGCTTTTCATTTCCTGCTCCGTATATAAAGGCATAGATGAAAGTTTTTGCCTGATTTCTAGATTTAAGTCCTGCAATTTTTTGATTAGCGGAGTGTATATCCCCGTGTAAAATTTCATCAGTAAACTCCTTGTCATTCATGTAGTGTGCTAACATTCTTAATTCTAATCCTGAAGCATCAATGCCTACAAGATTATAATCTTTTGGCACAACCCAACAAGCCCTGCAATCTTTACCATATGGAGAATTAGAACTGGGGACTTGAGCAAGGTTAGGTTCTCTGTGGGTCATTCGCCCTGTGATTGTACCATTTGGATTAACGTAGCCATGTACTCTACCACCATCATCAGCACTTTCTAACCAGGATTTTATTTGTGCTATGCGCTTTTGATATAGAAGATAGTCAGCTATAAGTTTAGCCTGTGGTATATCATCTATATTTTTAAGAGTACTTTCATCTACTATAGGCTGTCCGGTAGGAGTAAACTTCTTGGGCTTCCATCCAAACTTTTGTAAGTACTCACCTATTTGTTTACGTGATCCAAGATTAAATTCTGTTCTGCTTATACGGTGTATCTCGTCCTGTTGGTTTAAGAGATCATATTCATCAGAGTTTAATCTGTACTTAGTACCATCGGAATCCACAGCCATCTTAGATAATTTACCCGCAGAAGTTTTAACAGGATACAGAACTAGAGTATGTTCTTCTGGTTTAAATTCCTTATGAACTTCTCTAACTGTTGCGTCTAACTTATCTTTTAATGTTGCTAACAAAAGACTAGCAAACTTAACATCCAACAAGAATCCCTTGTCTCTTTGTTTATTAAGTATACTGGCTATGCTTTGTTCCAAGTTAATGGAGTCTCTGGAGAACCCATTCTTTTCTTTACTTAGAACATCATATACTTTCTTGTTAAGCAGTACATCTCTCTCACAATATGTCACCATCTCCTGTGAAAAGTTATTATAATCTGTGAACTCTATCTTGGGAAACTCCAATCTAAATCCCCAAGACTCAAGACCATGATTACCCTCTCTTACTGGATTAAATAAACGCGAAAGAACTAAAGTATCTACTAGCTTTTTATTGGATAGGTCTACGCCTGTAAGCTTACGAATTACAGGTATATCAAAACCAATTATGTTATGGCCTATTAGTTTCTCTGCGTCCTGCAATTTCCTAATGCCTTCCTGCAATGTATCCCCATAATAAGAATTTAGTTCTTCTGTCTTGGAATCACAAGTGCTAAGACACCAAATCTTAGTGGCATCTAAGTCATCAGTTTCTATATCGAATACTAAAGAACTCATAGTTCTTCTCCATCATCTTCAAAGTCCTCGGCATCTAATTCTTTTAGCCTACCAGTATCCTGATTGTACAGTAAATGGGTAGCCATTCCAACGTCACCAGTATATCTGGATTTTAGAATACGCATATGAGTTGTTTGAGATTCAATAGGGTCATCGGATTGTTGGTTGCGCTCAATCGCAATTACACAATCTGATAGCTGTGCTATAGACTGTGATCCCCTGAGATGGTTAAGGCCAACAGTAACTCCATTCTCATGCCCCCTGTTGCCTTCCACCCTACGCAGGTGAGACACCAGTATCATACCTGCACCCGTCTCCTCAACGATTGACCTAAGTTTTGTCATGATGCTGTCAATAGTGCGCCTCTCGTCACCCTCTGTGGACGATGAGACAAGCATATGTAAGTGGTCAATAACTAACCACTTGCAATCACAGCCTATTATCATGAAGCGTATCTTGCTGAAGATTTCATCTAGGTCTGTCGCTCCGAAGTGGGCGTGAACCCAGAGCCTGTCCTTGTTTTCGCCAGTGAACAGTCTGTTTTCTATTTCTTGGTATGCTTCCTGACCAAAGCTTTTACGTTCTTGGTCTACATACAAACGGGCGTTGGCCTCAATAGACATAACGCCATCTACTGTTCTACGCCAATCCTCTTCAAGTGATACCACACCTACGTTGTCTTTACTCTGTGCTAATAGCCAGTGTTCAAGCTCCCTAGTAATAGAAGACTTACCCAAGCCGGTTCCCCCAGTTATGGTTAGGAGTTCCCCTTGCCTCATCCCATATAGCTTTTCGTTGAGGCCAGCCCAAGGATAGGGGATTGACTCCTTTTCCTCACGGTTTTTTAGCTTGTCTAGGTTATCGCTAACATTCAGTACCCCCGAAGGTGTATAAATCTTTGCAGACCACCAAGCCTGAGTGTAAGCGTGAGCGTTGCCCTTACGCAGCATATCGTTAGCGTCTTTGAATTCTTCTGGGAGGTTCAGTATCTTGGCCTTACCTGGAGTCAGAAGCCTAGCTACTCTTTTAGCTGCGTCCCGTCCTGCCTTATCGTTGTCGAAATTAACAACGACAGTATCAAACTTCTCTAAGAATTCTAGGGAATGTTTAACGTCTTTGGCTGCACCCGATGCCCCATTCTTTATAGATACGACAGGCCACTTAGAACCTAGCAGTTCGTATGCTGCCATCGCATCACACTCACCCTCTACTAGCGTAATAAATTTACCTCCTGATTGGCAGAGCTGCTCGCCGAAGAGGCCACTCCCTTGACCAGTACCCTTCCACGTAAACATCTTGTTTTGTTCTCTAACCTTGTAGCCTACAATTTCATTTGCTATGTAGTAGGGATAGAGATGTTTTATTATCTTGCCGCTGTGATCTCTGATGGCCTTCACGCCATAGGTCTTGGCAGATTTTAGGGATATGCCTCTATCTGTTAGGGCAAGGAACTCCCCCTCTGCACTATTCATAGAGTTGTTTCTGTAGGGCTGTATGTCCACAGGTTCATTGGTTGGTTTCTTATTGAAAGCTTCTTCATAGTCTTTGAAAAATTGAGTGCAGCTAAAGCAATACCCTGACCCATCGTGATTGACGGACACAGGATCACTCCCACCACACTCAGGGCAGGGCAAATGATACTTAGCGAATGCCATGTTTACTCCTCTTCTTTTATTAGTGTTTCATCGTGGCATTCCATGTCCATAATGTCAGTCCTTAAAGCTTGAAGTGCTTCCCGAAGTATCATCACCTGATCACTCAGGTCTGTAAGTTCAGTCAAAGCCTTCTGAGCTAGTTTAAACTTTAGCTTCCCCTCTGCGCTGAAAAGGGCAACATCATAGCTGCCCTCGTCAGTCTTGAAGGTTGGGCCGGATGGCTTGAGTTTCATAGCTCGTCCTCATCCTCGCCCAAGGATTCCTCTATGTCAAACTCGTCCCCCGCTTGGTTGTAGGATACAAGGTCGATAACCTGTACAGCTTGGAGGTCTAAGCCCCGATAGGTTTTACCTTGTCGCTGAACCTCCCACTCCTTGTACTGCACGTTGCAGGTGGAGCCGTTGCCTACCGACACATCGATTTCGTTTTTCGATTTGTCAAATAGTTTTGGTGCGGGACGGGTCATCCCATTAGGGCCACTGACCTTACGCTTTACAACAAGTGCAGGGCCGTTCTCTGATTGCTTAATCTTGAACCCTCTGCCCTCGAAATCCTTAGCGGTTTGGTCATCAACCAGTACATTCACAGAATATACAGGCTCATACGTTGTGTTAGGCACAGTAATAGATGCCCATTCTACCTTACAGTTTTTAAGTACTGCCATATGTTATACCTCCATAGGTATGTTGTTGAAAATAAATGTGGGCAGGGTAATAGGATAGCCTATTCCAAGCATCCGGTGGAGGCTACGCATTTCTGCAAGCCATGCCCATAATAAATTGGAGACTACGGCAGGAATTGAACCTGCATATATGGATTTGCAATCCACTGCATCACCTTTCTGCCACGCAGCCTGTAATTAAACGTCCTTGTCATGATGCCTTCCCTTATGCTTAATGTAACCACCCTTAAACTCTTTGTATTTGTCAGAGTGTACCATGTATTTATTAAACTTACTAGCGTGTTTAGCTACTGGGTTAAACCTATTTCGTTTGTTAATTTTCTTTTTCATGTTGATCCACAATTAATTTAAAGCAGAAGCAACCGTCCCCCCGTTGCCTTAATGCCCCGCTACTCCCGTTGCTTTCCACCATACAGCTAACTAGTTATTTTGTATCGGACTTCCAACTGTTGGTTTCTAGTCATAGGCTCCCTCTAGCGTCCTACGATCATACAACTTTGATGTAGCCTCCCCAATTTTTGCGTTGGAACTTGGGAGTTCCACAAACTTAATTGTGTCAGCGGCCTACTTTAAATCTTTATTTGTATCTTCCTCATAAGTTTCTACAAGTAATCTAATTGCTTCACGATACAGTATACTTTTTGTGTTGTCAAGAGGTACACCTTCCAAAGTATCTAACAGTAATCTTAAATCATCGTAAGTTTCTTTAGTAATCATTGTGGATTCTATCCCAGGTTCCATCAAAATAGCTGACAACAAGAGCATACAAAGCAATATCGATAACCACTATTATGGCAAACATCGCCCAACCTACTATCATTTCATTAGCCCCAGTGACCTCTTGTGTGTTGAGCCAAGCGTTTCTATTTCCCCTTGAGAATATGAGAACGCAGGGCATTTTTGTATCACACCACCGGAGTTTTGGTAAGCGACTATTTGCCTCTTAACTTCCTGATCTAACTCGCTTTTATCCTGCGAGGAGCTGAAGGCACTAATGGTTTTCCTCATACCACATGACCTGTGTCTGCACTTACAAATTGTTCGGTGCGCTTGTCATACACAACACCTAATCTCTCGCTGATAATGTCGAAGGCTTTGTGCCATTCAGTATCGTCCGGCGTAAACTCCGAATGATTGTGAATTATAACTAATGCCTCGTTGGTTGTCATCTGTCTTGCCATCTAATGTATTCCTTTGTCAATTACCATGTAGCGGGAAACCATAGCTTTGAACTCATCGGTGTCCCATTCCTCATGCTCGATTATTTTATTCACTACAATCTGCATACTCACAGCAGCGTCTAGCACTTCTATATCTAGGTGTTCTAGCATTGCAACTATACCTGCCCTTGCAAGTGCTATTGCCTCTACCCTTTCGAGTGCTATCTTGTCTTCCTTCTTCTGCCTTATGGCTTCCAAATCAATTACCTTGCTCATGCTGCGTACAGTCCGAAGCCTTCACTGCCTAACACCCCTTGGATTTGCTTGGCTCTACGAACCTGGATGCTTGCAGGATTCGATGTTCCCCTGCGAGAATGCGTTGCCCAGTCAGTAAGGGTATTATAAACACCCCAAAGGTTTGCGCCTAGAGCCTTTCGATAATGCGAAGAATACCTATCGCACATATACATAAAGTTTCTAGATCGTCTGACCTCCGGCATCTCCATCATTGAATCAAGGGAGTATCGCTCGGCATGAAGTATGTTTTTAAGTGTGGAACTTCCCACTGCTTCCGCAAAAACCCAGAACGCCTCGAAATCATTAACGCCTGTGCCGTGCCACTCATGCCACAACTTTGATTGCTCCATGAAAATCGGGATAGCCTTGGTGATAACGTCTGCTGCGTGTTCAATGTCTAGGTGTCTGTTGTGCCTAGATTTATATATCGATGCCGCACCGCTTGTAAACACTTGTCCATTGTCGCAAGCAGCTTGGTGAGCGCCTACGGATATTTGGAAAGGCCACGTTCCACAAAAAGAATTGATAGATAGGAGCGTTAGAGCTGCGCTATCGCCATCAGGTGTTGTCACTGTATGGTTGGGTAGCGTGTGCTTAACGTAGCATTTCTTGCCGTTCCTCCCTAAAGATATCGCTTCCCGAATTGTTCCATCGGCAAGTCCTGACCTCGCAATTACGCCACGCTGATTCAAAATCATTTCCAAATGTGACAAAGGCTTGTAGGAATTGCTATGGATACCCAGTATTTCACCTGTGTTACCGTTAACAGTTGCGAATCTATTGGGTACCAGCTGTCCGTCCTCAAGATACATCTTCTTGGAGTCCACTGGAAAATCAGCACCGGCAAAATTCTTGCTTCCCAATGCAATGTCTGCTAATTGTTGGCGCAAACGGCCACTTGAATTTATTACATTACTCATAGT